GCTGACTTCAAGGCTGCTGCGAAGACTGCGAAGAAACCAAAGCGCAAATGAGCATCACGTACCGCGGCGAGCAGTTTGAGGGTTACAACAAACCCAAGCGGACGCCAAAGCATCCGAACAAATCGCACGCGGTGCTCGCCAAGGAAGGCGACAAGGTAAAGCTGATCCGATTCGGTCAGCAAGGCGTAAGCGGCAGCCCGGCACGCGAGGGTGAATCAGCTACTGCAAAGGCAAGGCGTGCATCATTCAAGGCGCGGCACGCAAGCAACATCGCTAAGGGCAAGATGTCTGCTGCTTACTGGGCTAATCGTGAGAAGTGGTAGCTTCCTGGCAGTGGATCCAGTCCTTTAATTCCGCTACATACCATCGCAGATCTTGCGCTTTAGCAGCGTGCCAACCGCTTCCGCTTTGGCGATACAACCGCTCGTGGCGGTCGATTGCATTTAGCAGTTCCTTAATCAAAGGATTCCAAGGTTCGCGGATTGGTGTATTCCACTCGCGGGCCATTGTTCTGGCTGCTGGTACGATGGCAGCGTAATTAAGCCTGCGGCTTATCCATGTCTGAAGAGCAACAAGCCTTGGAGTCTGCGACTACCGAAGGCGGCAATACCGAGGCACTGCAGCGCAGTGTTGAGGCGCTAGAGCGCAAGAATCAAGAGCTGATTGCAGAGCTACGGCAAGCCAAGAAGTCAAAGGCACCAGATGGAGTCAACATTGATGAACTGCTGGAATTCAAGCGCAACTACGAGCAACAGCAGCTTGAATCACAAGGCAAGTATCAGGAAGCCAGGCAAGCTTTGGAGCAGCAATTCCGTGAGGCGACGGCTCAAAAGGACCAGCGCATCACAGAACTTGAAGCCCGCGTGCGAGAGCTAGAGCTGGTGACACCAGCAGTCACCGCACTAGCAGAGATCGTGCATGACCCTGACATGGTGCTCAAGACCAAGCTCAAGCCGGAATCCATCGAGCGTGAAGCCGACGGCACCGTCGTTGTGGTCGACGGCTACGAGCGCAAGCCCGTTGCCGAGTGGGCCAAGACGCTACCGGCATGGATGCAAAAGCAGCCCAAGCCGCAAGGCAGCGGCGCGCCGACTGGCGGCAGCAGCGTCGCTATTCCAGCCGGCATGAGCAATCCATTCAGCCGCGATAGCTTCAATCTCACTGAGCAGGCGCGGCTATACAAAACCGACCGCGACCTATACGAGCGGATGAAAGCTACCGCCAACCGTTAGTATTTCAGTGTCTGCTCGTGATGGCTGCGCCGCATTGAGCCTAGGGCTGCGCCCAAACCGTAAACATCCCAGGTGATTCATCATGGCGACTCTTCGCTCTGACATCATCATCCCAGAAGTATTCACCCCCTACGTTATTGAGGCCACTACCGCCCGCGACGCCTTTCTGGCTAGCGGTGTGGTGCAGCCCATGGCGGAGCTGAATGCTACTGAGGGTGGTGATTTTATCAACGTTCCTTTCTGGAAAGCAAACCTCACTGGCGACTTCGAGGTACTGACTGACAGCTCCTCGCTGACTCCCGGCAAGATCACTGCCGACAAGCAAGTTGGCGTCATCCTGCACCGTGGCCGTGCCTTCGAGGCTCGTGACCTTGCAGCCCTTGCTGCTGGCTCTGATCCCATGGCCGCCATCGGCGCCAAGATTGCTGATTACATCGCTAACCAGCGCCAAAAGGATCTGCTGTCCTGCCTCACCGGCGTGTTCGGCAGCCTGAACGCCAACACCAGCAGCTCGGCTTTCTTCGATCTTTGCATCGATTCCGAGTCCGCTGATACCCCGACTGCGCTGAGCCCCCGTCACGTCGCTGAAGCCCGCGCCATCCTTGGCGATCAAGGCGACAAGCTGACTGCGGTTGCAATGCACAGCAAGGTGTATTACGACCTCGTGGAGCGCAAAGCAATCGACTACGTGTCGACTGCTGAAGCACGCGGCACCACCACCACTCAGTCCGGTGGTTCGCTTGTTGCCGCCTACGGCGGCGATGTGACCGTGCCGACCTACATGGGCCTGCGCGTGATCGTGTCTGACGATGTGCCTACCACCGGATCCGGTGCCAGCACTGAGTACGGAACCTTCTTCTTCACTGGCGGCGCTGTCGCATCCGGTGAGCAGATGGCCATGCAGACCGAAACCGATCGTGACATCCTCGCCAAGAGCGATGCCATGTCGATCGACCTCCACTACTGCTACCACCCCGTGGGCGCTAAGTGGGGCGTGACCACTGTCAACCCGACCCGCGCTCAGCTCGAAACGGTTGGTAACTGGTCCAAGGTGTACGAGCTGAAGAACATCGGCATCGTACGCGCCACCAACGTCTCCAACATGGATTGAGGAACTAACCATGCCTTCCTCTATTTTTGAGCTGACTTCTGACCTTTCCGTTCAGGAGATCGCCGTTAGCAAGCGTCCTGTTAAGGCTGCTGCTAACGAGGCCACCACGCTGACCGCTGCTGAGGCAGTGAACGGCATCGTGACTATGACTCCTTCCACGGGTCGCGCACTCACCACTCCTACTGGCGCTGAGCTGAAGGCTTTCTTCGGCGGCCCACTGGAGATCGGCACTGCTTTTGAGCTTGTCGTGGTGAACGTGGCCGCCGCCACTCATGCCATCACCCTGACCGCTGCCGCTTCGGGTATCACCCTTGGCGGCGTGGCTGGCATGGCAACCGTGGCTGCCGCTACCAGCGTTACCTACGTGTTTGTGTGCACCGCAGTGGGCACTCCTGCCTTCACTGTGTACCGCAAAAACGGCTGATGGGATTGTTCGCCTTTAGGCGACGCCAGGAACGCGAGGCTGCTGCTAACGCAGTGGCCTCTTTTCCTATTGCAGAGCCTGCACCTAAACTAGACCTACAGGAGCCACCTACCGATGGCAATCTCAATCGACGCAACGGTAGGGGGCGCAAACGCCAACAGCTACCTGACGCTGAACAACGCGCAAGCGATCATTGATGGCTTTGTGCAGGATGCTGATGTAACCGCATGGGCATCGGCAACCACAGACCAAAAGAACCGCGCACTGTTCACTGCAACGCAACGCCTAGACCGTGAGCGGTTTCTAGGTGCTCGCGCTACAGACACGCAAGCGTTGCAATGGCCGCGTACTGGCGTGCGCAAGCCTGACACTTACATCAATACCTACGCTGTTGGCTTTCCGTTCCGCATCACGACGGACTACTACACGGAGACCGAAATCCCGCAGCAGGTGCAGTATGCGCAAGTGGTGCTTGCGGTATATCTGCATAACAACCCAGACGGCATTGGGTTGAGCGGACTGGAGGATTACAAGAATGTCAAGATCGGCAGCATTGATGTGACGCCGAATCTCGGCTACGGCGCAGTCGGTGCTGACAAGATCCCGCCGATCGTGGAACGCTACCTGACTGGCCTTAGAATCAGTGGACCAGGCAACTTTGCTATCCGCAGATCATGAGCTACGCATACCCTGGCGCTGAATTTATCGACGACACTGCAGCGCATACTGGCCGCTTCGGCAAGATCGTTGCGCTTGAAGATTCGGTGATCGCCATCCTGACCGCTCAGGACTGGACTGGTAATACTCTCAGTGCCATTCCGCTCAAGGCCAGCACTGAGATCTGCGGTGTGTTTACGAGCATCACGCTGACCAGCGGCACCGTTGTTGCATATAGGCTTTGATCATGAGCGACACAAACTACCTTGGCATCAATTACTCGATAGGCGCGACGTTTATCGGGGATACCACGACGCGTACGGGTAGATGGTGCGCAATTCATTTCACGACTAACACCATTATCGACACCATCATCGCCCAGAACTACGACGGCAACACGTTATCTGGCCAATCGTTTGATGGCGCTACAACCCTTTATGGCGTGTTCACAAGCATAAAGTTGCAGAATGGGCACTGCGTTGCCTATAAGATCTGATGTCACTTGCGGGACCGCTACGAAAGGTTGCCAGCAAGCTGATGGCAAAGTTTGGCGGTGAAGCCACGATCCGCACAGTCACGCCAGGTGTCTACAACCCAACGACGGGCACCATCAGCCAAGTTGAAACCGACACCGTAGTGCGTGGCGTGCTGGAAGATGTCAACGCACGCGAGGTTAACGAGCTAGTGCAAGCTGGCGACAAGCGTCTTGCGATTGCTGCTGCCGATGTTGCTACGGCACCAACCACCGCTGACCGTGTGGTCATTGGTGGTGTGCTGCATCAAGTGATACGCGTCATTACGATCGAGCAGGACAATACTGCGATCACTTACGAACTGATCCTGAGGGCTTGATCATGGCGCGTCGCATCAACCTTGACCAGATTGGCAACTACTCCACCGAGAAATACGAGCAACTGCTGCGTGAGGTGGTACTGGAGACTGACAGAAAGTTGAAGGAAGCTAGTCCAGTTGATACTGGCAGATTGCGTCTTGCGTGGTCTATCAGCGAGCAAGGCACACCAGGCTATGACCCAGGGCCACAAAGCAGCGTTGCAGGCATTGCGCCACCGCGTCGGCTTGATTACCAAGTGGAACGAGCCGGAAATGTCTATCACATCCATAACAGCCTGCCATATACCGAGCCTGTCCTATACGGCAACAATCTGCCGCCGTCATGGAATGGGCAGTGGCGATCAAAGAAGAATCAGATCGAAAAAGGATACCCCGACATCATTGCCCGCGAGATGACCAACTGGGCGCAACAGCAAGCTAACCGCATTGGGAGGCAGGACTGATGGCAGCCGTCAACCTCAATACCGTCCGCGCAACCATTGAAGCACGGCTGGCAGCTGAGCTAACGCAAGCGCCGGTGCTGCCCGTGGTGTTTCATAACCAGCCTTACACGCCAACGCCTGGCAGCTCGTGGGTGCAATGCCTTGTGAGCTTTGGCAACAACAACTTTCTCACCATGGGCGGCACCACGGGCAGCAGCAATAGCGTGATCGGTGTGATCGTCGTCAACATCTTTACTGCAGTGGGCGCAGGATCCGGCGCTAACTACACGATCGGCAAACGCATTCGCGACCTTTACAATAGGGTCATAGTGAGCGGTGTTCATTTTGACCCGCCAACTGGCCCAGAGGTGGTGGCTGCGCCAGCTCCTGAGGGTTACTTCCAAACTCAGGTCAGAATGACCTTTGAAACCTTCGAGGATCTCTAGCCATGGCTTTTTACCGAGGGCAGCAAGGCAGCGTCAAATTTGATGATGCTGGCACCACTGCGGCAACCATCACCAGCACCCGCTCATGGTCGCTGACCGTTGAGAAGGAATCGCTCGACACCACCGCACTGGGCGCCACCTACCGCGCCAATGTTGGTGGACTGATCAGCGGATCTGGCACCTGCGAGATCCTCTACACTGCATCTAGCGCTGATGAGACTAACGTCTTCATCGAGCACATCAATACCGCCAACGATGCCGGCGAGGCTTTGTTCGAGCTGTACCTCGATACCAGCGGCACCAAGAAGATCAGCTTTGATGGTGTGATCACATCTGCTGAGTATTCTGCAACCGTAGGTGAGATCGAAGTCATCACCTTGAACTTCGTGACCAACGGAACCATTTCGCTGGACATCTAATCATGGCTTTCTATCGCGGGCAACAAGGCACAGTCTTCTTTGACAAGGCTGGCAGTGGTGGCATCTCTGAGATCGCAGCAGTGCGGTCTTGGAGCATGACCGTCGAGAAAGAGTCCTATGACGCTACCTCCCATGGTGCCACCTATCGCGCCAATATCGGCGGCTTAATCAGCGGCAGCGGCACCATCGAGGTGATGTACGACGCACCTGGATCTGGCGACAAGCTGGATCTGATCAAGGACGCCAATCAAGCCACTGACGAGGCTGATGCTTTTGTTGAGTTGTACCTTGACGAAACCGGCGGTAAGAAGATCACGGGCACGATCGTGGTGACCAGTTCTGAATACGGTGCTACCGTTGGCGAGATCGAGATTGTGACGATCAACTTCGTCTCAAGCGGTACTCTCACACTTAGCATCTGATGCCTGCCAGCACCCAGCGCCCGGTTGATCTACTCACCGGCGCTTTTGATCTGAACCAGCGCCGTAAATTCAGCGTCACCAACGATGCTGGCGATGCGGTGCTGGATCTTTACTTCAAGCCCATCACCCGCGCTGATCGCAAGAAGGCAACCACGCTTGCTGGATCCGATGAAGCGCTAGAGATCAGCACACAGATGCTGTGCCAGATGGCAGAGCTTGAGGATGGTACTAAGGCATTTGCCGCTGCTGATGCTGCCAAGCTGCAACGTGAACTGCCCGAGCGCGTGTTGAACGAGCTAGAGCTGTTCCTGTTTGGCCTCGGCGGTGAGTCCAGCATTGAAGAAGCAAAAAAAGACTAGAGGAAGACTCTTGGCTATTCTTTGAGTTCTTCCTAGCCTCAGAACTCGGCATGACAGTCAGCCGCTTACGTACTGAGCTGACTGATGCTGAGTTCATACATTTTGCGGCTTACTACGAGGTAAAAGCCAAGCGCGAGAAGATTGAGATAGACAAAGCGCGGCACCGGTAGACTGATCGCATAGGGAGGAGCTGCTGTGGCTGTTGCTGTTGTTGACGTACAAGTACGGTCAAGTGATGCCGTTAGAGAGCTGCAACGGGTAAACAATACTTCTAAGCAACTAAACCAGACAATTACCGATACAAATGGCAGGTTGCGAGATGCAAATGGTCGATTTGTAAAATTTGGCGAAGCCGCCCAGCAATCCAGCGCAAAAGTTGGACTGTTGACAAATGCCGTAAAAAACTTAGCTTCTCAACTTGTTGTAGCTGATCTTGCCCGAAGGTTTTTCAAAGGATTTGATGAGGCTGATCGCGCTGCTGCCGCGGTACGCACCCTTGGCGTAGATAGCAAGGCGCTTCAGGCGCAGCTGCTTGGCGTTAGCAATCGACTTGGCGGACTGTATTCGCAAACGCAACTGGTGACGGCAGCTTATGACGTTGCTAGTTCAGGCTTTGCCGATGCTGCTGATGCTGCCAAGGTTTTAGAAGCAGCGGCAAAAGGCGCTACCGGCGGCTTGTCGGATATCAATACTGTTGGCAATGCCGTTACCAGTGTTCTCAATGCGTACGGCAAATCCGCCAATGACGCCGCGATGTTAGTGGATGGATTTATCCAAACTCAAAATGACGGCAAGATCGTTCTAAATGAATACGCACAGCAGATTGGTAAACTTGCCCCAACTGCTGCAGCAACAGGCGTTGGCATTCAAGAGCTGAACGCAGCTATCGCAACAATTACAGCTCAAGGTGTGCCAGTTGAGGCAACTTTTACAGGACTCAACCAAGCGCTAGTTTCAATTCTCAAGCCAAGCAAAGAAGCAAGTGATCTAGCTAAGGCGCTTGGAATTGACTTTAGTGAAACCGGACTGCGAGCAAAGGGATTTGGCGGACTACTAAAAGAAGTAAAAGAAAAGACTGGTGGCAGCACAACTGCACTGGTGCAGCTCTTTGGCAGCGTGGACGCACTTAAGGCAGTGCTTCCGCTTGTCAATGACGACTTGGTTAAATACAACAAAAACGTAGAAAGACAAGCAAATGTTTCTGGTGTCGCAGACAAAGCGACTCAAGAGCTAGGCGGGACGGTAACAAGCGAAATCACCAAGATGGTCAACCAGATCGGCAATCTGGTGCGAGCTTTAGATGTGGTTTTAGGACCTGCACTTGGAGGCATTGTTAAGCTCATCAATGTTGTAATAGCCGAAGCAACTAGAGGCATCAACGTTCTAGGTCAGCTTTTTAGTCTTGGCAAAAATACTGCCATTGTCAAAACAGCGCTTGAATCTGGCGACCTACGTGGGGCTGCTGCCGGGCGTGTTATTCCTGGCGTTGATGAGCTGATCGGCCAACAGCGCAGACAGCAACTACAGCGGCAAGCAGGGGCTGGAACCGGATTTCTAGGGCTTGGTTTTAATGCGGCAAAATTTGGCGAGCTGTTGAAGCAGCAGCCTGAGATTAAACGACTGCTGGGAACAGCTGCACCGTCTGGAGGTGGAGGTAAACCATCTGGCGCAGTTGATCCGGCAATTCAAGCCATTTTGGATGGATTAGATCAAAAATCAGGCGGCCGCAAAGGCAAATCCGACGCCGAAAAAGCAGCAGACAAGGCAAAGCGCGAAGCTGAACGTGCGGCACAGCAGATTGCGTCGAGCAGTCGTTCACTTGGTGTTGCGCAGCAGCAGTTTGTTATCGAACAGCGACTACTGACTGCACGCAAAGCCGGCAATGAACAGTTGGTGCTGGCACGCGAAGCGCAAAAAGATCTACTAGCAATCAGCGCACAAGGCACTGAGATTCTTGCCAACAAAGATCTGCCAGCACAAGCAAAGGCAAACCAACTTGCTGAACTACGCTACAAAGCAAAAGAACGCGCACTACTCCTTGATGAAGGCTTGTTCAAGCTTCAGCAAGAACAAGAGAAGAAAGATGCAGAATTGTTCAAGATAGGCCAAGACAAACTGCAGCAGTTGCTAGATGAAGATGAATTGCTGCGTGCCAAGTTGGCAGGCAACGAGGCCGAGGTGATCTTGCGGCAGCAGTTGCGTGATATTACCAAGGAGATGACGCCAGAGCAAAAAGCACAAGCAGAAGCGATTATCAAAGGCAACGAAGCGCTTAAGCAACAGCTATCCGTTGCCGAGCAAATGAAGTCACTTTATGGTGACATTGGAATGTCAATCAAGGATGGCGTTGTCGGAGCAATTCAAGGCGCAATAGATGGCACAAAAAGCTTGCAAGAGGTAGCAAGTAATCTGCTGAGCAATATTGCCAATAAACTGCTTGATGTTGCTGTCAATTTTGCGCTGTTTGGCGCCATGTCCGGCACCGGCACCGGCGGCGGATTACTAGGCGGTTTGTTCAAGAAGCGAGCTAACGGCGGCAGCGTAATGGCTGGGCAGCCTTACCTCGTGGGCGAACGTGGTCCTGAGCTGTTTATGCCGGGTCGCAGTGGCGGCATTGCACGCGCTGGCAGCTTTGGCGGTGGTGCCAATATCGTGGTCAACGTTGACGCAGGCGGCACCAGCGTTCAAGGTAGCCAGCCCGAGGGGCAGGCACTTGGTCGCGCCATTGCTGCTGCAGTGCAGGCAGAATTGATTAAGCAGAAGCGACCTGGAGGCATCCTCGCGTAATGGCTACATTCCCTGCAATCACGCCTGCCTATGGCGCCAGCAAGTCATCAGCGCCCAAGGTGCGCAAGACGCAGTTTGGCGATGGCTACGAACAACGGATCACGTTTGGCCTGAACCAGAATCCAAAGACGTGGGATTTGACTTGGCAGAACATCACAGAAGCCAACAGCGATACCATCGAGACATTCTTGGATGCTCGCGCCGCTGATGGCGCCAGTTTTGACTGGACACCACCGGGTGAGTCGTCCGCTAAATGGGTGTGCGAAACATGGCAGAAGACCATCCCGTATACCGGACGCGCAACGATCACGGCAACATTCCGGCAGGTATTTGAGCCATGACCGTACCCGTCTCAGCACTGCAGGAGATAGCCCCTAGCGCGATCATCGAGCTGTTTGAGCTGGAACTCAACACCGCCCAACACGGCACAAACGACACCTACCGATTCCACGCTGGCACCAGTCTCAATAACAATGGCGAGGTGGTGTGGAACGGCAACAGCTATCAGCGCTTTCCTGTAGAGGCCGAAGGTTTTGAATACAGCGGCAACGGTCAACTGCCGCGCCCGAAGATCCGAGTCAGCAACATCCTGAGCACCATCACGGCACTGCTACTGACGCTGCCGGATGGACTGGATGGTGCCAAGTTCACCCGCATCCGCACGCTGGCACGCTACATCGACGCTGCAAACTTCCCTGGTGGCGTCAGTCCGTACAGCCCAGACCCTACGGCGGAGTTTCCGCGTGAGATCTACTACGTCGATCGCAAGACCATCGAGAACCGCGACGTGGTGGAGTTTGAGCTTGCTGCTGCGTTTGACCTTGCTGGCGTCAGCGCACCTAAACGGCAATGCATCGCCAACATCTGCCAGTGGGTATACAAGTCCACCGAGTGTGGCTACAGCGGCGGGCTGCCGACCTGCCTCAAAACACTGACTGACTGCAAGGCGCACTTCGGTGCCACTGCTGAGCTGCCGTTTGGCAGCTACCCCGGCATCGGAGCCTTTACCGGATGACTTGGAAGCACGCTGCAATGGATCATGCACGCGGTGATGTGCCGCGTGAGGCGTGCGGGCTTGTGGTGGTGGTGAAAGGCCGCGAACGCTACTGGCCATGCCGCAACCTCAGCAGCGGCACCGATCAATTCATCCTTGATCCTGCTGATTATGCAGCCGCCGAAGATGCCGGCGAAATCGTCGCGGTATTCCACTCGCATCCGAGCACGCCACCAACACCGAGCCAGCCGGATTTAATGGCCTGCGAGGCCAGCGGTTTGCCCTGGTACATCTGGAATCCAAAGACCGGCGGATGGGGCGAATGTCAGCCAAGCGGCTACCGGGCACCGCTCATCGGCAGGCAATGGACCTGGGGCATCAGCGACTGCTGGACACTAGCTCGTGATTGGTACGCCGAGAACGGATTACATCTCCCAGATTGGGAGCGCCCGCTAACACCAGAGCAGTTTGAAGCTGCACCGATGTTTGATGATTGCTGGCGCGAGGCTGGGTTTCGCGAGCTGGAAGAGGAGCAAGAGCTGCAAAAAGGCGACTTCCTGCTGATGAACATTTCAGGCAGCGGCTTGAACCACTGCGGCGTCTACATCGGTGACGGAATGGTGCTTCACCACTTGCGCGGACGACTTAGCAGTCGCGACTTGTACGGCGGTGGCGGCTGGCTTCAGAAATGCACTGGCCGTAGGCTACGCCATCCTGATTTCGCTACCATGGGTGGAGGCTGAGTCGCATCATGCTGCGGAAAATCCGGGTATATGGACGACTTGCCAAGTTTCTGGGGCAGCGTGTATTTGAAGCGGATGTAGCCAGTGCCGCTGAAGCCGTGCGTTTTCTGGTGGTGAACTTCCCGCAGCTTGAAAAGCACATGGCGGATCAGCATTACCGCGTAAGTGTTGGTAAGTACGACTTGACCATGGATGAGTTACATGATCCAGCGGGGCAGCAGGAGATCAAACTGGTGCCAGTGCTAGCGGGTGCTGGTGGCAACGTCGGACGCATCTTGATCGGAGCTGCATTGATTGCCGGTGCATTTTTCACTGGCGGTGCAACTATCGGATTGCTTGGTCTTGCTGCGCCTGTCGCAGTCAGCACTGTTCTGGCTGGTATTGGCGTGAGCCTTGTGCTCGGCGGCGTCGCTGGACTGCTCACTCCCACGCCAAAGATCAACCAACCCGGCACGCCGCAAGACAACAACGACCCCCGCAAGAGCTACAGCTTTAGCGGCATCCAAAACACCAGCAGGCAAGGCACACCCGTGCCAATCGTCTATGGCGAGACCTTGGTTGGCTCTGTCACCATCTCGGCTGGTATTGACACCGTAGAGGTGTACGGCTGATGGCACGCATCTATGGCGCTGGTGG